GGAGATCTAACCACATATCTAGGAATTCCTCCTTCTTCAAATTGTGCAACTTGCACTCCACTAGCGTGAGCAGATGCTGTTGTTCCACTTGCTCCACGAGTAACACCTGTAAGCGTTGTAGAGCTACCTACTGCTGTGTAGGTCATTATTTCGTTGCCTACATGCACTGTCCCTGCACTGTCAAAGTCTGTGGTGCTTGCTACAGTCAATGTAGTTACAGAGTCTGTGTGGCTTTGGCTAAGTGTTGTAGTAACTATTTCATCTTCTTGTGTTATGTAGTTATTTACATAATCATTGTATTGTAGAATACTTAGTCTATATCCACTGTTACCTAAGTCAGAGTCCTTGATTAATCTAAACGTATTGTAGTCTATATGTTTAGTTGATGTAGGTACACTATATCTAACCGTACCTGCTGTAAGAGTTTTTGTTTCCGTTGCATGATTGAAGGGATAAGTAAACTCTTTTTGATTTATGTATCGTATAGATTCATTTACAGCGTTCTGTGCTTGAACCTGTATACCTCTAGCATTACTAAAGTTAGAAGAAGTTAGCTGTACTTCATTCAGTCTTGCTAGTGTATTGTTAGTTAAAGTTAGATATGTTCCAGACATTTTATCCTCTTAGGATTGTTTTGTCATATCTAGTATGATGTTATATGTTTCCGTGTTTGCAGCTCCAACAGTTGTAAACATAATGTCACCTGTTACACCTGAACCTGCATTGTTTTGTAATCCACCAAAATGTGAGAAATCATAGTATCCTTCAGTATCTAATAGTTTGTATGCTTCTACATCTGTAGATGCGTCCCAAAGTATTTGTACTTTCATTCCGTCATTTACAAAATGTATTCTATCTATTGTTACACCTGTGCATGTTGCACCTTGTTCACCTGCAGTAAATGCACTTACATCTACTTTCTGAACGGCACTCTCTCCTGAACCGTCACTTACATTGGTAAACTTCATAACTAATCTGTAAGGTGTATCTAGTATTGTCTGACTTGTGACTGTATCTGCCATTGTTATTCCTTTATGTTAAAATAGAGGGCAAGCTCATCACCTGCCCCCTAAGTTTTAATTTAGGCTAGTTGATCCCTGTCAACATCCGTAGGTCTACTGAGGTTGCCTTCAATAGGCATACACACTGCAAACACACGAATTACACCTGCACTTATAGTACCTGCTGTACCTGCAAATGTTAACTTTAACGAGCCATCTGCTGTTACGATGAGTGGGACTCTTGCTGTTGCATCGTCCACTGCAGCGTAAGCACTTGCAGAAGCACCGTCAATGTCAAAGCCATCTACAAAGTAGTCAGCATCCCCACCTGCTAGACCTAAGTCTACAGTAGCATCGGATTGATCATTTGTTAGAGCAGTTTCAACTTGAAGACTTGCAAACAAAATTAGATGATCTGCAGGAACTGCACAAAGTTCAATTGTACTTCCGTTAGCATCAATGTTTTGATCTGCAAAGCTGAATGTTTGCTCCACTAGAAATGGTTTTACACGATTACTGACTCCAAGGGTAGGTCCATGAGTAGAGTTAGTTGTAGCCAAAGCTGTTGTTGTTGCCGCCATTTTAACTTACTCCTTAGAATTTAGAGACATATATAGCACGAGTTAGTGCTTCAGGTCGTAAGATTTTACGTCCATAGAGATGCATACCTCTGACGATGTCAGCAAAGCTGTCAGGGTCACGATATGTCTCTGTTTTGTTGATTTGCTCTGCAGTGGCTACTGCTGAACTATGTCCTGCAACGATTACACCAAAGTGGCTTGATCCAGTAGCAGTTGCTCCTGTAGGACCATTACCAACATTAGGTAGGTTGTTTGACATAAACACTTTAAAGCCATGCAAGTTGCTGAAGATCATTCCATTTTTGAGTTCGTCCTTTGAAGAAACAAAGTCACCATTCATAATTCTGGAATCTTCATCCTTTAGCAATTCAGCAAAGACTGGGTCGATTACAAGCCATCTTCCCTCTTTATCAACGAACTGTTGATCAAGCTTTCGCCCCATTCTGTTAATAACAGCTAGAGGTGTAGCATGAGCAGCAGTGGTATTAACACCGTCACCCATTCCTCTTGGCTGAATAACAATAGAGTTGCCTGAAGAACCACCGTTGAAGTCTGCACCGTCTACCTGCATTTCTGCAAGTAGTTCGTTTGAAGCTGCAGTTGATACAGCTTTAGAACCAGACACAGTGCTGTTCACTGCATTTGGTCTGCCATGTAACGCAGACTGCTTATAGCCTGAGAGGTAGCCTAGTACTTCCTGATCGTACTGATCTGAAAGTCTGTAAGCTGCCCTATCGGTAGCTAAAGATTGGAAGTTAACGTGTGAGTGAGCTTCCTCAATATCGTCAACTTTAAATGCAAAGTAATTTGCTTTGTCAACGGTTAGAGAGAAGTCCTCATCGTCCAAGTCCTGAGGTGTGATTGTAGTGCCACGAGCATACTCTTTTACAGTAATCTCTGGCTCTTTTATAATTTTAACAGTATCACCCATCTGAGCAATCTCACCGAAATAATCAGAGTTTGTGATACCTTCCACAACAGATGACTTACGGAAAGCAAGCTGTACCTGTTTGGAATATATGACAGGACTAAAATTACCGTTGGGTAAACTTCCATGTCCTGTTGCAGTTTGAAAAGCCATAGTAAATCCTCCTTACTTTTCAAGGTCACAGATACAAATTACAATTTTGATTAGGGGCTAATTTAGGTCAAGGTGCAGATGTACATTCTGGGCTTGTTAAACTAGGTAAGTCTCACCATATTGTCGTTTGTGATGTAATGCACACAACAGGTATCCAAAAGGGGCTATATGTGTGCATTTTAAGTATTATACATAGTTATATGTATAAATTTTTAAATGTCAAACTTTTTTATCTAGCAGAACCAGATACATCATAGATAAACTTACCAGTTCGTATAGCTTCCATGACTTCATCGGCTCTTCTCTCATACTCCTGCGATGACATTTTTTGTACTTGAGATTCTCTTAGGTATGTAGACTCCTCGTTAGTCTGAGGTTTTGTGCGTGTTGACTTTGGATTTGTAGCTAATGCTGCATCTTTTGAGCCTGTCTTCTTCTTACCAATATTTCTATCAGCCTTATAAAGATCAATAGCTCTTGCTGCAGATTTTGCATCATCATCATTTTCATATAAAGCTTTTTGCACCCATTGTGGTTGCTCTTCTGCCCAGTTATGAAAGTCATCAGCTTCACGGATATCTACAAAGTCAGGATGAATCTTTAATAATTCTACTTCAGCTTTTTCTTTTGTAGCTGACTCCTGCATCTCATTTATCTTTTGAATCCTATCTTCAAGCTCCTTTGATTGCTCTTTAGATTTTTTAATAGCAATAGTTTCTACTATACCTGCTACATCAGGATATTGTTTAGCCCATGCTTCAATGTCTTCGTCTGACTTTGGTAGCTGTATTTGTTTTTTAGTTGCACTATCAAGCTGTTCTTTTAGCTGATTTATTTGTTCCTGTAAGTCAGACTCTTTTTGTTGAGCATGTCTTCTAAGATCACCGTAGCGTTTTTTAAAAGTTTTTTCTTCTGCAGAGGTAGGCTCTTGTTCTTCCTGAACTTCTTCCTTTACCTCTCCTTTATTCTCTGCAATTAGTTGATTTAGTTCTTCTTGATCTTTTTGAATTTTATCTTCTCGTGAATACTTACGAGATGCTAATGCCATTACCTTTTTAGGTGTAGCGTCTTGTACCATTACTTTTGCTTGTGCTTCTGCCATATTACTTACCTTTCGTTAGGGCTAACTGTATGCCATGTTAGATGGGGAGTTAGGTAGCCAACATATTGTGAACTATTTTTTTCGTGAAGCTAGTCCACCTTTCTTCATTCGTTTTGATTTAACTTTGGGTTTAGCTAAACCACCTTGTTTTAATCTCTGAGGTTTCATGGGTTTAGTAGGTACACCACCTACATAGAAACCTACAAAGTTTCCAGAGCTATCAAAGCCTGTAAATTCTTGTTGTTGTCTATCAAATCTTTCTTGTACACCCATAGGACCAAAGCCACGAGACTGTCTTTCTCTATCTTCTTCATCTACTTTTTTTCGTATGTCTTCTTGTCTTTGTACATTACTTCGTATATTTTTCTGTTGTTGCTCTGTAAGATTTGCAACATTACCTTTGTCATCTCTTTGTACACCCAATAGAAAATCGTCAACTCTGGTTTGTCCTAACTTAGATG